ATGGAAAAAAAATCAATGAATTTTCCTTTGGTTCAAAATCTACGCTGTGTGCGATGTGTATAGAGGCGTTTTTCTTCTTTGGGGGTGATAGTACCTCAGCCTGTGGTTTAGGCTCTAGAAACACCAAATTACCGCTTTTAGAGGGTACTTTTAGATAGTATACTCCAGACAAATAATTATAAGGATGTGTGTGCACATTATTTCTTGATCCTGGTGGGTTAATCATACCCCACAAACCTGTCATTTCAGGGACATATTTATCTTGCACATCTAAATGCTCAAAGCATTCTTTAGCTTTATATAATATATCACCAACAGTGCTTTTAAACTCCTCATCTTTGTAAAGCTCGTCGTTGCTGTGCCATCCTCCAACATTAGATCTTGGCATGCCTCTTTCGTCTTTCGCTTTTATTTCGTATAACCTGTCTATTAAATGACCATGACCTTTTATTTCTGTCATCATGACAGGTGTAATAAATAGTGATTGTAAATTCATTCTTTTGCCTTTCTAAAGTTGACCTTTTGTAACCTCCATAAAGCTTACAATTATGTGAACTTGGTTAGCAGCGTTAGCTTGTGCTTTTAAAACATCAGACTCTTGTAAGACAAGAGGTTGAGATAACAATTCTGTAGTGGTGTTTGTAGCAACACTTTTAGCTTTAAATAATTCAAAAGTAGCAGAGGATCTAACCACCTCTAAATCTACCAGTGTCGTGCTTCCTGAATCATTACAAATTAAAATAGATTTTACCACATCAGTTGTGGGTGGCACAGGTGGTGTAGCACCGGGATTAGCTGTTGGCACCGTTAACAGGGTTGTTAAATCTGTTGATGTAATGTCAACCATTGCGCTTTTAAATGTATTAGCCAAGAAAAAATGTCTCCGATTCTGATTCTTCTCTTAAATCTTGTTGAAAGTTTGTATTAAGTAATAAAACTATTTGTTCTAATAATCTTATCATTTGGTCAAACTGACTTGCGTCATATTCTGGAGTTGCGTTAGGTAATCTAGTAATATTTATTTTAGCCATTATCTTCTTCCATCAGGTCTTATCTGTAGTTTTTGTGAACCAAGTCTCCAAGGTGTATCATCTACACTGTTTGTCGTGTATCTAATTTTAACAGCCCTACCTCTACCTCTTACACTAATTTTTTCTGTGGTGCTAGTTATAGTGCCACTGGTTGTTACGTTAGCTGCAGATTGAGGGTATTGCTCTAAAGTTAATTGTGCCGTCATTGTGTTTGCTAGATTGTCAAAATCTGGAACTAATTTACTTACCGACATTAATTGATCTCCATCTGCTATTTCAACAGAGCCTGTTTCTAAGAACGCTGTAATAGCTGATCCATCTGCTTGATTATTACCTGTTTCATGTTCGTATACAAAAGATGCGCCAGCGGTTAATCCTAGTATGCTAGTAGCGTTTGCAGTTGCAGATGCACTATATTCTGTGGCTATTGGTTTTTCATAAACATAAGCACCGAGCCAAGTAGTTCTAGCTAAATTTATTGTATACCAAGTTCCTTCAAGATAATTATAAGCAACTGCTCTATCTATTTGTGTTGCATTTGAAGATGGGTAGTACCAAATTATTTCATTAAATGCTGTATTTAAGCCAACAGCTATATCATTTTTATTTGTGTAACTAATGTCATCAAAAACGTAGTCTTGCACCGAACATGGCATTTTTTTAACAACACCATCGAAAAGATAAAATGCGTCATCAGACATCCAATACGCTTTTCCGTTTACTTCTATAGCTGCGTGCTGTGCTATTAAACCAGCGTTTGCACCAAGCTGTCTAAGACCAAACGTGAAGGGTGTGCCAACAAATTGAATACCATGTAATGATGTGTCCGTCCAAACCAGTATCTGACCTGTAGATTTAACAGCACCAACAATTCTAGAACCATCTGTTATTCTTAAAGATCCTGCTTCGTTTGTAGCAACAGGTGTATAATCTGTTGCGTCCTCCCTATCTGAAAATCTAAATAGCAGATCATCTTGTGTGGCTGTGTTGCCTATTGTGGTCTCTGTTCCAAATATTAACAAATGTCTAGTATCAGTTGAGACTATACTAAACCTAGACGCTGTCGGAGCATTGGATAACGCTGTCGCTCTTGCAGCCAAACCTCCTGATGTATCCCAAATAAAAGTACCGCCATCTAATACAGTTGCTATTAAGTCTTCGCCAAAGTTATCTAAAGACCAGTTTCTACCTGCTACTACCACATTAGAAGAGGATCTTGGTTCATCCCATGTACTGGCGCCCCAAGTTTCTGTACCCCAACCATAACCATAAGTGGATGAAGTAGGGCCAGGGTTAATTTGATAAGAAGCATCAACTGATCCACCACCTGCAGCCGTAGTTCCAGATGCGTTTGTGCCTGCGTTTATTGTATAACTATTGGAACCGGGCACGGTCAAAACTTCAAACTCATTATTAAAATCAATGCCATCAACAACATTAGTAGCAGAACCATTATCAAAAGTTACAAACGCCCCTACTTCTGCGCCATGAGAGGCGTCAGTTACAGTTACTGTAGAAGAACCGCTTGATGTTGCAAAAGGATTAGTAAGACTGTCTGTTGCTCTTATTGGTGTGATGTCATAAACTTTACCCTCAGAAAAAATATATAGCTTTCTATCTGAGCCTAAAGCCAAGTATCTTGTGCCATCTAAGCCTATCCAAGAGTGTGTATCTCTAACGGCACCAACCACCGTGACATTTGGATTAGGCAAATTAGCCCATCCACCCCATCTCTCTGGCTTACCATAATGAAATCTTACAAAGTCAGAATCCACATATTTACGTTGATCACCGGCAGAATAGGCAGTATCTTGTTTATCAACTCCTGGCTTAAATTTTAAATCTACTAATTTCATTTAACCCAATATTGTATACTAAATCTTTGCTGAGGAAAAGGCACATCCTTGTCATCTTTTGATTTTAAAGGCGTTATTGAATGGTTTATATAAGATGGAAACAGTACCATTAGGTTGTTTTGATTAGGTATTTCAATAATTTTACCCTCATCCATAAATAGCATGTCTCCTCCAGTAAGCGCATCTGACTGATTTAAGACAAGATTAAATGTAAAAAACTCAGAATCTGTGTGCCAGTTATAATAGCCTTGGTTGTTATAAGCCATTACATGTATTTTATGACTTTTCATTTTTTTAAGAAAATGAAATACATTTGTTCTCCCTTGATTTTCAATAAAGTTCAATATGCCTTGATGATAAAACCAATCTTTCAAACCTATTATGGCCTCGTTGTTTGGTATTACTTCATCCTCCTTGATCCAGTAGTCAAAACCACCGCAGTTGCTTGAGTAAAACTCATCTCTATTAACAGGATTTTTATTGTCAGGATAGTGATCCCATTTAGAAGACGTAAAATTAGTTCTATTATTTAAAAGATCTATATTAATTTTTTGAATCATATGTTCTGGTAAATAATTTTCACAAATTATTATATTTTCTGATATGTATTCGTATTTCATCTTTACTTTATCCAACAAAAAGTATTATCATAAGTAGATAAAAAATTAACAATTTTATTGTCTTTTCTAAATTTATTGACAAAATTTTGAACATCTGGTGAGTTCCAATCATGGCCTGAAAATAAACCTCTTTTTTTAACTTTACTATACCAGGCTTCTATCTCATCCTGCATTTGTTCTATCGTTAGATATGTATCAATAAAAATAAAGTCTAATGAATTATCATCAAACTCTTTTATTAATTGCATTGAGTCTTTTTTGTGTAGAACAGCTTTATGTGATGCGCCAGAATTTTTTATAAGATGTCTGCAGAGTAGTTCATTATACTCTTGATCTATTTTGTCATTGATATAGCTAGGTGTGTTAGGATCATAGGGCATTTGAAAATAATCTCCAAATTCTTTGTAATTATCACAGCCATGTAATTGTTTTATATTTGGACAACATTGTAGCAAGGTAACAAAACTTTCACCCCTGTAAGTGCCCAGCTCAAGACCTATTAAATCTTTACCAAGTAAATTTATAACGTGAATTAAACTTTTAATATCTGGATTAGGTATGTCTTTTTGCACATTAATTTTTACTCTTTTATCTGTTGGGTGTCTTCCAAACATCATTTATTTTTAGGTAAAAACTGAGTAGCTACGTTACCTTTAAATGAATAATTACCATAATGTGTCATGCCGCTTAAAATATCAGCATATATTTTGCCTCCCATGTTTTGCCACAATCTACAAAAAGCATAATCTTCTGATAAATACCTTTGACCCTCTATCATTGTATCAAAAAAAGCATAATTCCATTTAGATGTTTCATGATAATTAAATTCTTTGTCATGTGATTGATTTATATGTTGATCTGGTTTAAATTTAAGCTCGGGATAATTAGAAGCCATTCTTTTAAAAACATCTTTTTTTATAAGCATGAATCCAGTTGCAGCGTCCATGACCTCAATAAAACCATTTTTTGCTTCTATTCTATCGGGATTTTTTACGTTTAAATTATATTGCAAAGATGCTGCTAAAAGTTCATCTTCTGATATGTTAGGATTATCTTTTAATCTTTTTTTGACTTTTATCCAATCTATCGTTTTTCTAGGATATACTCCAGCCACGATATCTTGATTAAATTCTAACATCCTAATGACAGACTCTGGATTAAATGATATGTCAGCGTCTACAAACAAAAGATGACTGTAATCTCCATCCATAAATAATTGAACTAAAGTGTTTCTTGCTCTAGTTATTAGAGACTCGTTACCTATAGTTCCAAATTGTAACTCTATTTTTTTTGTTGCAGCCAAGGCTACGAGTTGCATACAGCTTTTAAAATAGTCTGCTGTAATCATACCCCCATAACATGGCGTGCCAATGAATATCTTGTGACTCATAATATGTTAAAATTAAAAGCTAAAGAAACTCTGTTGTCTTCTTTAGAATCTAAAACCCTGTGAAATGTCTCTCCATGAAACAATATCAGATCACATTTTTCAGGTTCAATTTTTGTTCTACTTATGTCCTCTGGAAATATTGCAAATTGAATTGCAGAATTGTTTGATGATAAATATAAAACACCAGAGCCACATTTGTTATGTATGTGAAACTCTTGGTAACCACCTTTTTCATAAATGTTGATCCAACTATTAAATATAGCAAATGGTTTGTCCTCCCCATACTCTTTTTGAATATATAACTCTATTTTTTGTTCTATATTTTTTCTTATGTATTTAAACTCATTTACTTGATACAAAATATTATGACAAATATTCTGTGATGTTTTCATGTGACAGTCGTATGATCTGTATTGAAAATTATTCTTTGTTTTTTCTATATAACTATTTACAGTTTCTAACAGATGCTCTGTTATTTTACTTTTGTAAACGCTAATTTTTTTTAAAACTACTTCTTCAATATTATCTTGTTGCATAATCTACTTTTAAATATTCTATCTTTCTTACCCATCCTCTTGGTATGGCTATAGCACCACCTCCATGATTATCATCTTTATCTATGCACCAAGAACGCATAATTACAATCTTGTCATCATTATTTACGACCATGTATCCTACTTCTTGACACACGGCTAACGGAGCATCTGTAATATCTTTGATAGGCAACCACCCTGTTTCAGTATCTTTAGCATCTAGCCAAGTTATTCTTACCATAGGTGTTTTGTTAATATTCATTTCTTTCTGGTTCAGGATAGTGAACTGTGTAGTTTACGGCAAAAGTTACTCTATTGTGATCAGATAAATTTGGTGTAACAGAATGAAAAATAGACCCATCAAAGCAAACTACTAATCCGTTATGTGCTTTTAATGTTTTGATATCACTGTAATTTGTGTGAGTGTCTGTTTTTTTATGAAGAACCAAATTTTGATCTGAATGAAACATCAGAACAGCATCTGTATCCTCTACATCGACAAACAAAACAGCTGAAATAGTAGAACGATGGTTGTGAGGTAAAGCATTTTGCCCTTTACCATACCAATTTATCCAACAATTAATTGTTTCTATTCCGGGCACATCATAATTTTCATTTTTTATAATTTGCTCTATGTATTTTGCAATATCGCTAGATAACTTGTTTAAAATATTATATTTTTTATGAGAGTTCCAAGCAGTTCGTTTAGCCTTAACATTACATTCTAAATCAGGAGAGGTATCAATCCCGTGAATAGCTTTGTTGTTTTCGACTAAAACAATTTGCTTTATTTGTTCCTCATAAATTTTAAAATTAGGTAAATTAAAAGTGTAAATTTCCTGTGTAAATATAGGAGTTTTTGTTATCTCTATCATTTTGCCTTAAACTCTGCGTCTTTAGGGACTAATCTTAAATTAAAAGAAACTGATCTTCTTTCCTCATTCGGTGTTCTAAAAGGATAGACCATGTGAGTTAACCATGAAGGAAACATAAATATATCACCAACTTCTGGTGGGTGTTGCAATTTATGTCCGCTAAAAGTTTTTGGATCTCCACACATAAAAATTATATCACCAACACTAGGATAATGATCTTCAGCTTTTCTTTCTTTGTCTATGCTTTTTGGCATCTTTGTATAAAACACACCAGATAAATCACCGTCGTGCATATGTGCTGGATTAAAGTCTCCCGCCCATTGGCTCACGGCCCACATAGATTCTATAACCATCTTTGATACTTTTTTTGCCTCTAAAGTTTCACTAGCCGGTGGTATACTTAAATATTGTTTTACCATCTCACCAATTAAAAAAACTAATTGTTG